CAGCGAGGTCGCGGCCCCCCGCAAAAAATCGTGCCGGGATTTATTTCCAGGAAAGTCAATTTCAAAATCCGATATATTACGCCGATGCAGTTGTATAAGTGCTTGAAACCATTGGATTTTTCGTAAAATGGCGTCTCATACACATTACATTAACTTATTTGTGTACATCGTAGCACACAGACGCACATGTGCCGCAATGTGTGTGTGACTTTGCGCTGTTGAGTTTTTCAAAACTCAACTTTTCGAGTGACACAGGCCGGTTTTCTGTGCAATAGTGGTGCCATGACAACCGACAGATTCGTAACAACCACAAGGTTCGCAGAGATTTGCGGCGTTTCACTTTCCGGTATTTCCAAGGCAAAGAAGGCTGGCATAATTCTGATGGGCGAGGACCGGTTCTACGACCTGACCCACCCGAAGAACATGACCTACCTCCACCGGGAGACGAAAAAGCGCGACTCGGCCAAGCGCCACATGTCAGAAAACGACAAAGCGATACTGCACGACAGGGAAATCGCAGAAAAGATTGCCGGCCGCGGGGCTCGCAAGGTCCAGGACGCAGAGCAGGACGCCGTGGACGACTATGGCGATGCCATGGAGTCGAAGAAATCCCCCGGGCAACTCCGGCGGGACCGCAAGAACGACAAAAAAGTGAACCTGCCATATGACGGCGCCGACCTCGACGACCTGGATTTGTCGAAATTGGACAAATTCGACGTGGACAAGTTGAAGGTCATCGAGGCGATCGACTCGGCCAGGCTGAAAAACGACCAATGGCGCAAGCCCCTCATTGACCGTAACCTGGTCGCGGTGGTCCTGGGCCGCATTCACACCGTCGACGTGCAGGAATGTTTGGCCATTCCCAGCCGGTTCGCCCCGGTCGCCGCGGGACAATGAAGAAAAAGCGACGAGGAAACCATTCACGCGCTCGAGAAGCGTCTCAGTTCAGAGCTTTACAAGTGCCTCAACCATGTGCAGCGGATAATCGAAAAATTCCTGGATGAGTTGGAGGACGAATCAAATGAACCGGAGGCGTAGGCAGAAATTCAAAGAAAGCGATCTCTCCTTTCTTCGGATGTTGAACGCGCAGAAGCACGTTCGTCCGCCAATGGACAAGATCACTGAATTCATCGAAGGAAACCGGATTCTTCCACCCGGAACCCCGATGCCAGGCGTTTTTTCGTACGACACAACGCCATATATGCGCGAAATAACCGACAACATGAGCCCTTCGAGCTTGGTCGGGCACCAGACGATCATGAAAGGCGTCCAGATTGGCGCTACCACATCGGTGGTCGAGAACACAATCGGCTACTACATCGGCGAGATGCCTGCTGAAGTTCTGCTGATTTCAGCCACCGACGAACTCTTGAAAGAATGGATGGACATCCGTGCCGAGCCACTGATCGACAGTTTGAACCTGCGCAGGCTCATATTCTCGCAGTCCGGAAACACGAAAAGCCGTAAAACAGGCGACACCGCGTCGAAAAAGCAATACCCTGGTGGCCAGCTTGACCTGGCGAGCGCTCGGTCGGCCCCGAAACTCAGAATGAAGTCGAAGCAGATCGTCCTGCTCGACGAAGTGGACGGAGCCCCGGCGGAACTTACCACTGGCGAGGGCAGCTTCGTCGCTGTGTCCGAGGGACGCGCCGTTGCGTACGGGCACCGGGCAAAAATCGCACTGCTCTCGACTCCCACCACATATGAGCGGTCGCTGATCTGGAGATATTACCAGGATGGCGATCAGCGCAAATATTTCATGCCGTGCCCGTTGTGCAAGGAGCCTTTCCCTTTCGAGTGGGAAGGATTCAAGTGGACGCTCGACAGCGACGGCCGGATCGAGGAAGTCTGGTACGACTGTCCGCACTGCCACGGCAAGGTTTACAACCACAACAAAACCGAGATGATGTCACCCCTGAACGGTGCCGCATGGATTCCGACGGCCACGGCAATCTCGAAGACAAAGCGGTCATACTACTTGCCGGCGTTCTACTCTCCGGTCGGAATGTTGTCGTGGACCACCATCGTCGAGCGCTTCTTGAAAGCCCAGGATGATCCGACTGCCATGGCGTCGTGGGTGAATCTGTATTGCGGACTTCCGTTTAAGGATGTCGGAACCCGCCCGGATATTGAATATGTCCACCGGAACAAGGGTGCATACAAGCGCGGGACCGTTCAGGATGGCGTTCTGTTTCTTACGATGTTCGTCGACGTTCAGGAAGGCTCGAAGCGCACCGATGTAGCGAAGCCGCAGCGACTTGAGATGGAAATTCTAGGACACGGCGCCGGATACCGGTCATGGTCGGTGGACTACGTGGTGATCGAGGGTGGAATTCATGACGCATTCTCCGGGGCATGGGAAGCGATGTATCAGATGGCTATGAACGGCGGATTTCGGTACAAGCGCAGCGACGGAAGGGTTTTCGGCCTGGAAATATGCCTGATTGACTCCGGATCCGGTGGCCACTACGACACAGTGTACGAATTCTGCGGCCGATGGGCGAACACTCACCCGTCGAAGGGTTTTCAGGACATCACCAGGCTGGACCGCAAGAACCTCGGAGACGTTCTCACGAAGGACAATTTCAAGAGGTACAAAGCGTCGAAGCGGCCAGAGGGCGTTGTTTTGTACGAGATTTCGACGAATTTCTACAAGCGACAGTTGTACAAACGCCTGAAACTCGAGCGCATACCCGGGGCGATACAGAAGACCGGCTTCTGCGACTTTCCGATCGACTACGACATGAACTATTTCAAGCAGCTTACCGCGGCGGAATTGAGATCCGACGGAAGTTTCTACGACGAGAGCCGTGCGCATGAAGCCCTGGACTGCCGGGTCGGAAACATGTGCGCCGGCGACGTTTTCCTGGACGCCATGGTAGACGACCTCAAAAAACGGTACCGGGACAACGGCATGGACCGCTACCAGGTACAGGAAATCGACAAGAATTTCGTTCTGGAGTATCTGAAGACAGAAACAATACGTATTGACAAGCCCAGACAATGATGAATAATGAAAGTGCCTCTCTTTGCCTGTGTCTGTCTAGTCAGTTAAACCTCGGGGAGGATCGGGTTTCTCCTGTTGATCCGGTCCTCCCCAAATTGTTTATTGACCATTTTCATCAATACCTATACATTTCCACCATGGCTACGTACGACAGAATAGCTATGCTGCAGCGCCGACTCGAAGCAAAACTCGCTCAACTCGAAGCGCTCGATGCGGCTATGCTGAACACCATGGGATCGGATATTTACGAATACCGGTTTGACGACGGAATCGGATCGCAACGTGCGACAAAGCATGAAATGAGAGAGATGCTGAAAAGCCAACAGATCCTTGAGGCCGAGGTTGAACATCTGATCAACCGGTTGACCGGACTCGGCGTTGTCGAGTTCGCGCTCAGAAGGCGCGGATGATGAAAATATTCGATTTCTTCAAAAAAACGAAGGTTCAGGAACCGGAGGCTCCGATTCAGGCTGTTTCTGAGTCAATTCGTCCGAACGGAGAAAAATGGCCGTTCGGGTTGCCGATCACTCAGTCGACGCACATCGCGCTCGATCATTACTCTACTCGACAGCAGGCCCGCATCGCCATGCAGGACTCGCTTCATGCGAGATCCATTGTAGAGCGGTTCGCCGATACCGTTGTCGACACCGGCTTGAAGCTCCGACCGTCTCCGCTTATCGAAGAACTGGGGATTTCACCGGAAGAAGCGAACAAGTGGTCCAGACGGGTGGCATCCAGGTTTCATTCGTTTGCGTCCAGGAAGACGTGCTCGCGAGATCAGTCGATGAATCTGTACCAGGCGCAGCGCATGGCGGAAATATTTCAGCAGCGCGACAACGACTATTACGTCAGATTCTACTACTCGAAGCCGACCGGCCGACGGGTTTCCTCGGTTCAGTTTCAGTTTATCGACCCGGATCAGGTGTGCGGAAGCGGGTACCTGAAAAACGGTGTCACCATACCGAACGTCGTGGACGGAATTCAGTACGATGCCGACGGCGTTGAAATCGGCTACATGGTAGAAAGCTGGAACGGCAAGTTTTACGAGACAAAGCATGTCCCGGCAGAGGCCGGTGGCCGCGTTCAGATGATTCACTGCTTCCAGAGTGAATACGCCGGCCAGAAGCGCGGAACCTCCAGGCTGGCTCATGCTGTTCAGGAGTTTTCAAACCTGACAGACTTCGCATCGTCTCACATTCAGCAGGCGATCAACCAGTCCGGCATTGCCATGACGGTTGAGAGCGACACCGAGGCTCCGGCAAGCAACCCGTTCTCAGACCTCGCCGCTCGCCGAGGCGCCGGACCCGCGTCACCGATTGACATGGTAGTTCCGCAGATTGCCTCATACCGAGAAACGAATCTGCAGGAAGACATGGGATATTACACCGTTCCGGAAGTGGCGTTTCAGCGTCCTGGATCCATCGGAGTGTTCAATCTCAAGGGCCGCGAAAAACTCAAGCCGTTCAGCCCGTCCGGTCCGTCCGACAAGTATGACTCGTTCGTCGGCTCGTTCGTGTCTCACTTGAGCGCGTCGTTGTCGATTCCACTCGAGATCGTTCTGATGAAATTCAACCAGAACTACTCGGCCAGTCGCGCAGCGCTGATTTTGTTCTGGCGCGTTGCTCGCATATGGCAAGGCGAAATGACATCTGACTGGCTCGATGTGCTGTACGAAATGTGGCTCGCAGAAGAAATCGCTGCCGGCAGAGAGTCATGCCCTGGATTTTCAGAGCCAGACCTGAAACAGGCATGGATTTGTGCGACCTGGCGCGGACAGCCGATGCCGAATATCGACCCGGCGAAAACAGCCGAAGCCGACAAGATGTATCTCGAAATGGGTGCACAAACCTTCGACGATGTGGCCGCGAACTTCAACGGAAGCGACTTCACCGCGAACGTTGTTGCGAACGAAGACTCCGTGAAGAAACTCCCGATCATGCCGTGGACAAAAATTGCCATGGCGCCACAGGCTGAGCCAGGATCTGACAAAAAAGACCAGGAAGATCCAGAGGATCCAGCCGACACTGAAGACGAGGAAAAATAATGGACGATCTGCTACTGGTACACGAAGGCTGGTACGAAACGGTTTACCGACCGGCCATGGAAAAATATCTCGGGTGGAACGAGGAACAGATCGTTGCGGCGTTCGGAGGCATGAAAATTCCCGCTCCGGAGCCGATCATGGCCATGAAAGACGGCAACGCGCACATCTCGATTCAGGGTCCGTTGTCCAACAAAGGGCCGAATATTCTCGAAATGCTGCTCGGATTTTCCGGCACGTCATATCGTGACATTCAGTCCGCGGTGGCCGAGGCCGACTCCAAACTCGCATCGAATGGAAGCATTTTCCTTGAAATGGACACTCCCGGTGGTGGAGTTTCCGGAGCAAAGGACACTTTCGACGCAATCGCCGCGGTATCGTCACACCGAAACGTGGTTGCCGTGAACCGCGGAATGATCGCCAGCGCGGGAATGTGGCTGGCTTCTGCCGCGAACCAGATCCTCGCTGTGAACCCGATGGCCATGGCCGGAAGCATCGGAATCATGAGCCGGGTGCGCAAGGACGAAAGCTCGGTGGCGATCGTTAACACCGATTCTCCCGACAAGGCTCCTGACGCCATGTCAGACGCCGGCAAAGCTGTAATGGTATCGTTAATGGATGATATATATGGCATTTTCGTTTCTGACATATTGTCAGGACGCGGAAACAAGACCAGTGAATCAGCCATAAAAGGAACCAAAGGACGCCTTCTGGTGGCCGACAAAGCGATAGCGATCGGGCTCATGGATGGATTCTACGGAAAAACAGAACTTGACGGTGCCGACAATAGCAATATAATCGGCAATGGAACGTCAGAAAATAATTCCGCTGATGCGGACGCAAGGGAGAATGTTAAGATGGACGAAAAGATGAAAGCGGAAATCGCGGAAATGATCACGGCGGCGGTTTCGTCGCTGAAACCTGCGGCTCAAGCCGAGAAAAATGTTTCCGCTGAAGTCGTCGCTGCAGTTCGGCCTTTCCTGGTAGGTGGCGAGTATCCGGAAGCAGTCAAGGCGATCGCCCTGGCATGTTTGACCGGTGAAGCGAAAATCGAAACCCTGAAAGCCGAAGCCGCGGCTTTCGATGCCAAGAATGAGCTTGAAAAAAGCGAAGCGGCCAAGAAAGCAAGCGAACTTGCCGGTCAGACCAACAGCGGTGATCCCGCGGCCATGTCTCCCGACGGCGTGATCGAAAACGAAGCCCAGTTCCAATCCCACATGGAGCAGTACAAATAAGCCGCAATGCGGTAGGAGGCAAATATCATGGCCGTTCAGAATCGAACAAACAACAGCAACCTCGCTTTCATCCGGAAGGGACTCCCCATCGGGATCGTGAAAGAGGCTGAGACAATCAAACAAGACGCGGCTCGGCAGGATCCCATGCTGGCCGGAACCGTAATGGCGCAATTGGCTTCCACTCGCAAGTGGATCCCGCTGGCGAGCACGAGCGAAAACTCTGCTTCCCAGGCCAGTAACGCTGGCCCGTTCGAATTTTCACCCGGTGACACAATGGTCATCGACGTGGACAACATCGGAAGTGCCACTGCGACGTTTGACGCCGCGGCCGGTTATGTCACCTCCAGCAACGCCTGGGCGATTGCCGATGCTGTCGGCAAGACGATCCTTGTGAAAGTTGACGGCGGAACGACCCAGACTGTGACTCTTCCGACTTGCACGACCGTTGCACAGTTGATTGTTGCCCTGAACACTCAGCTTGTCGGCGCATCTTGCATCGCCAGCGCGACCCATGCTCGGATTATCTCCGACAAAAAGGGAACCGCTTCTTCGATCGAGATCGTTGCGGGTGGCACCGCTGCTGACGTTACGTTCGGTGCGGCGACTGCCGGCACTGGCGACGTTGCTAACATCAAAGCGGTCATGCCTGCTGAGATCAAGACCGTAATCGAAGCCGACACATCGGCGAACGTGGCTCTGGTTGGAACCGGCGTGGTAATCACCAGTCCGACGACCGGCGACGGCTCGGAACTGCAGTTCGTATCCGGAAATTGCCTTGCCCCCATGGGAATCGCTGCAGCGACGGTTGTTCCGAGTTCGGTTGACGGCGGAAGCGCTCCGGCCGGCGTACTGATGCAGGATCTCACTGCTGCTCAGCTTATCGCTGGAGATGTACCCGGGATCAGCATCCTGGTCGGTGGCGCCATCATCAACGAGAGCATGGTTGTATTCGAAGGCACGGTCACGAAGAACAGCGTGGTTTCCGTTTCCGGAATGAACAAGACCGTCGAGGCTATTCTCGGCTGGAACAACATTTACCTCGAGAATGTCGTCGACGTAGACGCATACGAGAACTGAGGAGTTCAAAATGAGTTACCCGACACCCCAAGTTCAGGACATGTTCAGCCGGTATATGGCAGAGCGGTTTGATCAGAAAGAACTTCTGTCAATGTCCACCGGTTTCCAGTCGTTCTTCGGTCGGCCCGATGCCGGCGGCAAGACGCTGTTTTCCCCAGACGCCCTGATCGTCGACATCGATGTGATCAAAGGCAACGAGAAAACCGCTGCCCTGGTACCGCGTGGAAACGTGGCACGCATGATCGGTGGCACCAAGAAAAACCTCCAGAAGGAAAAATTCAGCAGCTTCAGCCGCAAATTCCCGCTCTCCGAAGAGGAAGCGGACATTTCGGCTCACCAGTTGCTGTTCCGCAGCGTTGGCGAAACGCCCTACATGAAGAAAACCCAACTCCAGCGCGTTCGCGAACTGGCGTATGATCTTCATGTGGAAACAGTTCGCCGGCACATCCGCCTTTTCGAGCGCCTTTCGGCTCAGGCGATTCTCACCGGCAAGATGGACGCCATCATCGGTGGCGGGGTCGACGAGCAGTTTGACTTCCGTCGCGCTGCCGGCAACACCGTTGCGGCTCCGCTTCTGTGGACGAATGCCCTCGCCGACATCGACGCCGACTTCAACAACGCCTGGGATCAGGGCCGCACCGCTGGCAAAGTTTCCTACGACGGCGCGATCCTCGGCAAAGGCGCCATGGCCGCTCTGATCAAGAGTTCCACCATGAAAGATCTCGCCGACAATCGCCGGTATGAGATGGTACGCATCGGTGCGAACGAAACCGTCCCTGCGAAATTCAGCCGTTTCATCACGGCCGGCATGTCCTGCTTCGGCAAGATTATGACGACCCACGGCCATGAATTCTACCTGTTCACGTATCAGGATCAGTACGACGCCGACAACGGCGTGGCCACCCTGTACATGCCGACGAATCAGGTTCTGTTCTTCTTCTCCGGCGCCCGTTGCGACCGGTATTTCGGACCTTCCGAGCGCATGCCCGTTACCGCCGCTGAAGCGGCATGGTATCGCGAAGTTTTCGGCTTCAACATGTCCGCCCCTCCGATGCCCCCGAAAATCGTGGAGCCCGGTGGTGTGGTTGTGCCCGGAATGTTCTACTGCGATGCGTACGAAGACATTGGCCACAAGACAGTGACTATCCGCACGCAGACCGCTCCGATCTTCGCTCCGATTCAGACCGACGCCTTCTATCTGCTTCACACGGTGGTTTGATGAATTTCATCTTTCAGGGTTTGTACGGGTCCGGTTGTGGGAAAACCACAGCCGGACGCTCCTTGAATGTTGGAGACACATTCTCCGGCGACGAGATGGATGAGGACGTTCTGAAAGCGTGGCTCTCGAGCGGTATTGCCAAGGCCGGAAAGGTCAACCCTGTGGTTGAGGTCAAGAATTTCGAAGAATTCAAAGAAGATCTCACGAACCAGCTTGCAGAAAAAATGGACGTTCCAGTTGAATTACTGAAAACTCCTATTCCAAAACCGGAACCGGAGGCTGTCAAGAAGCCTTCCAAGAAGGTGAAAAATGGATAGCGAAACCGTACCCGTCGGCACCACTGTGTACGTCGGCCGCAAGAAGATCGTCGGCAAGAGAGTTCCGAAGCCGGATTTCTCGAAGATCCAGTCTGCCACGAAGAAAAACTCCAAGCAAGAAGCGACCCAGGAGACATCTCCGACCGAGGTCTGAGCCGTGAATCTCAGGGAATCCATAGAGCGTTCGCTCGGTGAAGTCCTCGAAAACTCAGAATTCGGATGGGGACTTCCAGTCACGCTCATTTCTCCCGACGGTCAAATACAAACCCTGAACGGAAAAATAGTCTACGACCACAAGGTTTTCGACCCTGAAATCGGATCCACCATGGTGGTTCACCGTCCTGTGGTGACTCTCAGGAAATCCAGTTTGACCAGAGTTCCGAAGGTGGGAGAAACCTGGGTTGCCAGGATACCTGAATCGCCGTCGAGAACGGCTCCACTGGCGACATTCGTAACCCAGGATCCAGAAACAGACGGAAGCTCCATCGGTTTCATCCGGATATTCTTGACCGCGGCGAGACAGAAACCATGATGAAATTCCGACTGATCAAGGCTGCGCTCGAAGAGATTCTTGCCGACAACGCTGCCGGACGGTACCGGGTTATCGGGCACCAGGAGCGCATGGTGGACGCCGAGGCAAATCTGGACATGAGCCGTAGCATTCAGATTTTCTACCAGCGCGGTGAGTTTTTCAATTCTCAGAACATGGTAGGCCCGTACGACCACAAGATGTTTTTCAGAGTCGAGATGAACGTCGCGAAAGCGGCCGAGGGCGATATCGCTTCCATCGACTCTGCAACCGATCCGAGTCAGATTATGGCCGCAATCGGCACGTTCCAGAATGCATCCAGGCTCGCAGACGACTCATGGGACGAACTGTTTGAGCATGTTTTTCAGATCATAATGAGCCCGATCTATCTCGACTTCAAGCTAGAGCCAACCGACGAAAATCCGACTGGATTCCTGGTGTCTTCCAGGAAGATCAGCGAGATCAAAAAAGAGTCTCCGCTGTCGTGGGGCGAATTCGTTCTGGTTTCTGGAGGATTCGACATCGAATGCAGAATTACCGAGGATGTGGTCGGGCTTGTCGGAGAACAATTGTTGACGATTTCGACTCAGGTCGATATAGTAGATGACGACGTGGAGAAAACGGGCGTAGAAGTAGAGCCCGAAACGGAGGAATAAAAATGCCAATGGATGCTACCAGTCTCGCCGCGGGAATCGGCGTCGGACTCGACAATGTTGTTTTTTCGCCGGAGGTACAGAACCTGCCGAGAAAAATTTCTCTTGTTGGAACCTTCAACCCGGCCAATACCAGCATTGTCCCGGAGGTACCAGTGCGCGTTTATTCCCCTGAGCAGGTTGCCGCGGATTCCGGACAGGGCTACATGGCCCACCGACTTGCGAAAGCAGCTTTCAAGGGATCACAGGGAATCGAAACCTGGATCACCTATCAGGACGAAGTCGGTGGCGCTGTTGCGGCCACTGGATCTGTCACGTTTTCCGGAACCGGAATTCTGGGCGGAACACTGTATGGCTATATCGCTGGCGATTCCGTCCAGACGATCGTCACCGCTGGCATGACTCCGGCCCAGGTTGCAACGGCGTTCATCGCTGCAGTTAATGCTGATGCTGACCTTCCTGTCACTGCACTGGTCGATGGTGTGACCGCTGCCAAAGCCAATCTCACATCGAAATCTAAAGGTCCGTGGGGCAACGACATCAAGATCACCTTCAACGAAGGCGTGAACGAATCTCTCCCGCTGAATCTGGTTACAACCGTTGTGGCCATGTCTGCCGGCGCTGGCATTCCGGACATCGACGACGCCATCGAAAGCTGGGGCACCGGCGACACCGCGAACGAGAAATTCTTCACAGACTGCGCCGACGGGTATGGACTCGACTCGACGACCATCGGCAAAATCTCCACTTACAATGGCGAAGGCGACGATTACACCGGTTGTTACCGCAAGATCGTTTCTCGCCCGATGCGCTGGATCCATGGTGACACGGTTGCTGCCACTGCTGGCTTAAATGCGCTGATCGTCATATCCGATGCGAACAAACTCGATCGCACAAACGGAATCATCTCCGTGCCCGGTTCTCCGAACCATCCGGCTGAAATCGCTGCTCTTGCATGTGGAATCATGGCCAGAATCAATCAGGCCGTAGTTGCGCAGCATTATGTCGGAACTCCGCTTCCTGGAATAATTCCTGGCGCTCCGGCCGATCGCTGGACCAGTGAATATGACAACCGTGATCTCGCTGTGAAGTCCGGAATCTCTCCGACGCACATCGACGACGGCGCTGTCTACATGCAGAACATGGTCACGTTCTACCGGCCGTCCTCGGTGCCGACCTCGAGCAATTCGTATCGCTCGATGCGCAACATCGCGATTCTGCAGAACATCGTTGCCAACATCCGCCAGACGTTCAAATCTGACGAATGGAAGGGAATCTCGATCGTGAAAGATATCTCCCGAGTTACCGTTACGGCCGACGCGGTGAAGGTGCGCTCTATTTCCTACGTGGTTGCCACTCTGATTCAGTTGGCCAAACAGTTCGAAGGCAAAGCCTGGCTGTACAGCGCCGACTACACGATCAAGCAGTTGCAGATCGCTGGCGCCGTTTCGATCCGTTCCGGTGGAATCGGATTCGACAATTTGATGAAAGTGGTTCTGTCCGGCGAGGGCGGGATCTTCGACACGACTGTTCAGCACGACATTTCGCTGACTGTCGCTCTGTAAGGAGAACACCATGGTTGATACCGCTGGCAGCATGAGATCATTTTCGGTGGAAGGTATTCCCTTCCGCTGTTTCGCCGACTCGAATTTCACCGAGATTTTCACTAATTACGAAAACTCCATGATCGCGACGAGCGGTCGCGCCATGCGCAAGATGGTGAAGCGCGTTCTGTCGGTTGAGGGCGTCACCCTGGCCACGAACGGAGCCGAGCGTGCCTATCTGAAATCGTTCGCTGAAACCACAAAAGATCTGCGGATTGTTTACGAGAATGCGGCCGGCGACACGATTACCATCCTCGGAGCTATCGAACTCGAGAACAACGAGAGCGAAGAAAACAAGACGAGCGTAAAAATCTTCCCGGTGGAAGAGCCTGTCATCACGCTCGCCTAATCACAAACGCACCATTTTGCGCTATGGGAGGGGAAAATGGACGCTTCTGAATTGGCTGCTGCCGAAAATCCGGACAGCAAAAAGTACAAAGTATCGAAGGAAACCGCTGCTGCAGAGGCCGAACGACTGTTCGACTTCTACGATGTTCCACTGGACGACGACTCCGACAACATCAAGGCGAACTTCAAGAAGATCGAGAGAAACATTCGACTCGGAGTGATCGAACTGTTCGAGACTGAAGACGGGCTGTGCGTGAAACAGACTCTCAGGAAGCCGACGAAGAAATTCAGCGAAATCAAGTACGGCGTGGTGTGCGGCAAGACAAAGCTCGCCACGAAGAACACCGGAACAGAAGATCCGTATTCTGCCATGTACTCGATGCTGGCTTCCCTGTCGGGCAACAACATCGCTGATTTCATGGATGTGAAAGCTCCCGATCTCGGACTGTGTGAGTCACTGGCGCTGGTTTTTTTAAAGGGCTGACCCGGATCGACGGCTGGATGGGTTCGCTCTTTTACAGGGGTGTACCGATTTGTGATTTGAAAATTATGCCATACCGTGAAATGAAATATTGGAACGAGTGGCATGAACGGATTACAAAGGCCGAAACGAATTCCCACAAAGGGGTCAGCAAGTGAAAACCGCCGCTCTTACCATTGATATCAATGCCAATTCAGCAGGATTCAACGCTGCCATGGCCAAGGTCAAGGCCGGCGTAAAGCGCACCGGCGCTGCCATGGCCCTTCCTCCAGGGCTCAGGCAGATGTCGAGCGCAGTAGGTGGCGTTGCGAAACAATTGGGATCTCGCGCGTTCACGTTCGGGTTCTACGGCGCGGTGGCCGGCGTCGCCGGTTTGACTTCTGCCGTTGTTCGCTTCGACGACGCATCCAAGAAAGCATATTCCAACTTCTATGCCGGTGGCGAAAAAGGCCAAGCGGTAATGGACCAGTTGAATGCAGTAACATCGCAAGTAGGCAAGGCAACTGAATTCAGTCCGGCTGGTGCCGCGGAAGGTGCTGCTGCACTGGCCAAGGCCGGATATAGCGTCGGAGAAATGGCGAAAATGCTTCCGATGACAGCCGATCTCGCATCTGCGGCGTCGGTGGATATCGCCACCGCTGCAGAGTGGGCGACAAACTCGCTGAACATGTTTGGATTGCGCAGTAGCGATTCTAATCAGACCGCCAAGAATTTCACCAGGGTCGCCGATGTGGTTTCGTTTGTGGTGGCCCAGGGCAAGATGGATTTTTCGGAATTCAATAACACCTTGGAGTACACTGGTACCGTGGCCAGGGGCTTGGAATTGTCGCTCGAGGACGTTGCAGGATCCATAGGACTGATGTCCACGTTTGGTTTGAAGGGCTCAAAGGCTGGAACGAATCTGAGAAGCATGTATCTTCGTTTGGCGAATCCCACAGGGGAAGTCGCTGCGAAAATGAAAGAACTGAAAGTAAACGCCTGGGATCCGGATACGAAAAAATTCAGAGGCGTTGCGACTGTCATGGCAGAATTGAACAGCGCCATGACAGATAGCGGAATGGGAACGAAAGACAGAATCGCACTACTCGCTCAGATGTTCCCAAAGACGGCCATGCCCGGAGCTTCGTCGATGTCAACCATGGATATGGCAGCGGTTGACGAGTATCTGAACAAGTTGAACAACGTCAAAGGCTTGACCACTGAAATGGCCAACATTCAGCGTGGTTCTATCGGAAGCCAGATCGAGCGGTTCTGGGGAAACCTTGAGGCGGTGGCGATCGATACGATGCAGAAGTTCAGGCCACAGATCGACGGCTTCCTGGCCGATATTACCAAGTGGGCTGACGAGATCGATCCAGAAGAAATAGCATTCTACTTCCGGCAGATATGGGGCGGATTGAAGGAAATGATCCCGGTTATTGCAAACGCAATGCCAGATCTGAAGGAATTCACAAAAAGCGCTCTCGGTGCCATGGTTCAGATGATGAAAATTCTCGGTCCAATTTTGAGAGAAATCACCCCGTATCTCAAAGAAATAGTGATCATCTGGGCCGCGTTCAAGTTCACACAGATCGTCAACGGTTTGATGACCGTGGCTTCCGCGGCTGGAGAATTGTTTGCAGCACTTCGCACCGGGGCTGGAATTGTCGCTGTGATCGCCGGCGCCATGACTCCGCTCGGATGGGTAATCATGGCCCTCGGCGCTGCTCTAGCTATTTGTTCTATCTGGTGGGACGATTGGATCGCTTCTTTGAAAACAGGAACCCCATGGATGGAGAATTTGGCTGGACTCATGGAAGAGGTTTCCAATCAAGTAGAGTGGCTTGGAAGCCTGCTCGGGCTGAATCTTTTCGACAAAAAGCAGACTCGCGAGGAGTTCAATAAAATGAGCCAGGCCCAGTGGCAGAAGGACAAAGCCGCTGGCATCGACGTGAGCGATCCGCTGTACGCTTACAAAAATTCCGGTGGACTACCCAAGGGTATCGACTATTTCATGGAGAAATTCAACGGGAATGGTATTCTGGAATACCCTAAACCGTTTGTGCCTCAGTCGAACAAAACTGGCGACAACCCGTTCAACCAGGGATTCAATTCCGGGCCTGGACAAGGCACTGGCACGTCACTTGAGCAGGCCATTCGAAACGGAATGGTGGCCATGACACCAGTTATCAATGTCACTGCCAACGACGGCATTTCGGTGGCCACGAATACGCAGCAGAGCAGAAACACAACCGGGCTTGTGTTTAACGGTGGAGGCAAAAACTGATGGGCGCATTTGACAAAATCAAGGACGCTCTTTTTGGCGGCAACGACATCAACGTCAAGCCAGGAAAACCTGAATGGAGCATCCGGGTTCGTCCATACATAAAATTTGCGTCTCCCATTACAAGAACAGAATTCGAAGCCAAATGGGTCGGTGGCGAGCGGTCCTGTGCCAAGAAAATTGGATCGTTCAACTTTCCTCGCATCGACGGCACTGTAGAGCAAGACCTGAAAATGGACTCCGACCAGTATCCACTGGTTTTCTTTTTCGACGGTCCGAAGCACGACCTGATTGCAAAATCGTTCTGGAAGAAATCCAAGGAAGTCGGACGGTGGAAAGTATGGCATCCGATCCACGGGCTGTTGTATCTGCAGTTGCACTCCATTTCACAAAAGGACGCACCGGTCGAGAATTCAAACAGCACCGAGTCCTCGTCGGAGTGGTCCGATCCAATAAATCCAGAAACCCTCATGACAGGCACCGAAGGCATGGGTGGCGACAAGGGCATGGAGATACTTGACTCTCTGGCCGCGGAAGAGTTTTCGTCATCCATCTCGACGAAACCTGGAGCTCTCGGTGCGCTGAAAAATGCAGTCAAGGCTATCCAGAAGGGCATGGACAAGGTTTTCGGTCCAATCATGGCGGCGAACGGGCTGGCACAGAGCGCCATGCTGACTTTCAGTTCAACGATCGACTCTCTGCTGATTTCGTCCTCGATGAACATTTTATCGCTGGCCGGATCCATTCAGCAGACTATCGCGCTGCCGGCCAGGATCGGCATGGATAAAAAAGCGTTGCTTGAATCCTACGGCAGACTGGCGGAACAGATTTTCGAAGGATACGACACTGACGTTATTCTCGGCAGAAACATCAACCCCGGCGACTACAATGTCGCGAAAGTGAAATCTCTCTACGCCGCAGCGATCATGTCCGGAGCGGCCCGTGGGGTCACGTCGTCGAATGCTTCTGAAAAAGCGAACGTCGCGGTTCAGTTTCTATCACTCTACGGGTACTTGATTGAAAAAGCAGAAGACGATCAGGCAAAATTCGCGTTGGCCAAGGTTTTTCAGGATACG